ATGTGTTAAATGCCCTGCTGGTGTTTGCATCCATCGTGCAATTACTTCATCATACCATTCATATGTTTCTACCCTACCACTAGCATAGAATACTTTGTATTTGTGCCTGTCGTATGGTTTATAACAGCTCTGTGAGAAGTATTCTGGTGAGGATTTGTCAATCAGTTGTGTCATTGGTATGAATCTCCACGATGGTATCTGTCAAAGTTGCGTGGTGAGAATGTGAGAAAATCACAGCGAATCTCAAACCACTTCCAGCGGAATGAGAATCCTGTGAGTGAGCGACTACCGAAGCTAATCAGCAGCATTGGGAATATTTCAGTAGCAGGGTATTCATCCCACTGAATAGTCATATCCAACAGTGCGAAGTGTGGATATGCTGAGAGCAGTTGGTAATACCATTCGTGCCCGTAATCCTCGTAGTGGTAGTAGTTGAAGAGTTTCATTCTGCTAACCTCAATTTACGCTCGGGTGAAGGGATGTGAATAAGAAATGGGTCATCGTATGGATAGATGTATTCATCATACCACCCATAGCACAATGCTTCCCAAAACTCGGGTGTGTTGTAGCTATCCCAAGCATACATGAAGTTGTGATATCCCTCAAGGAAATCTTCCCACTGTGTTTGTTTAACAAGTTTCATCGGAATAAAATACTTTTAGATTCCTACCAGTGATATTCATGTGATAGGTTTTGCCATTGTTAGTGTAGATACCAATCCACACATGATTGCCTTCATCCATTGTTTCGTAATGAAACATCTTAACATCTTCCAGAACGATTTCGTCTGGATTTTTCTCAAATTTACTCATAATCAATCAGACCATGCTTGATACCCACCAGTTTACCATAGATTTTGGCATAAAACAAGTTGGTGAAGCTATCGTTGTCTTCTCGTAACATTTGACCCTTGACGAGTGCCATCAATGCTTGAACTTCAGCATGGTTGAAGTCAGCATCTACATTATGTTCAGTGACTTCCATTATGAATAGTTAAAGTAGAAGTGTGTTTCCCAATCAAGTGCTGGTTGGTCTCTACGCTCAATCATCTTCACAATATATGGAGGAATCAGATTAGCATACTGAGTCATAAATTCTTCTTGTGTGGGTTGTGTTAGACCATGAATGTAGTGGTCTGCACCCACACCGATAAACTTAACGAATCGCTCTAGGTCGTAATCTTTACCATTATGTAAATCGTAGTTACGACATACTTTCAACCAGAAAGACATACCCTCTCCAGTGGCAAAGTATTCAATAGCAAAGAAGCGATAGAATGGTCGCTCAGTTTTAGCAAGCTCTTCTAGTGCTGGTTTATATTCTTCAATTGCTTCTTTAGCAATGTTGATTACCTCTCTTTCTTGTTTTTCAATCTCTGCGAGTTGTTTCATAGCATCACCATTTTCTTCGTAGAGTTTATCTACTGCTTTAAGTGCTGCTTCTCTTCGTGCTGCTTCTTCAAGCATTTCTTCGTGTGTCATGTGTCACCTCAAAACATACTGAGTTAAATTTACCTTTGACTCCTCTGAGCTCTATTTTAGTATGTTGAGAATGCACATAGACATGCTCAACATAATATTTGTCGCCCACTATTAGAATACCAGTTGGATCGGTATTATTGCCCCACTGAACTTGTTCTTTAGAGCATCCCAGAAACTTTACAGTGTCTCCTGCTTTGATTCTATCCATTCTTGCCCACCCCAGATTAGGCCATGTGTCTCTATATATTTGATTGAGACGCTCGTTACCATAATCAATCACCGTTGTGTTGTGGTTCGCTTACATATGTGCGTGGGTGGTATTTAAGATACTCAAAGAACGTTAATTTCATTTCTTTTTGTGTCATACCACAGTGAGCTGCAGCAGCAGGAAGTGTCATCGTACAGTTAAACAACCCCTCGTTTGCCTCTTTGACATTTTGTGGAGTTGTTTTAACTGGTGGTTGATATAGTGCTGCTTTATTGATTTTTAGAAGATTCATCTTTCCAAGAGTCAAGAGTGTCAAACAGTTTGTCCACCGATTTCAGTTTTTCAATATCACACATCAATTCTGCGATACCCTGATTCACTACAGGACGTTCATTTCGCGCTGCATATGCAAGTGCATTACGCAATGCTGCTTGTGCTTCGTCAAGCGATTCTTCTACTTGTTTAGATAATGCCATCAGTCAGATGCTCTCCATTGATTAAGTTTAGTGCGAACAGTTTGAAACTCTTCTACATGCTGAAGAATACGATGTGCTGCTTCTTTTGCAGTTTCTTGGTCGTCTTCATTCCAACTGGAAACTTCAGTCCACACATAGTAGATTTCATCAACGATAGAATCAATCAGTTTGTCATAGTGGGTCATTTGATTACCTCCAGTTGACGCTTGAGCGCCTGCTTACGAGCTTTTGCCTGACGAATTGCCTGTGGTTTCAGTGTACGTTTCTGCTCTTTTTTAGAGTGATGTTGCCAGTTGGGAGTAGTCATTGTCCTGTTGAATGTGTTATTATGTAGGATTATTCAAAAGTTGGACATACAAAATAAGAAACTTCGTCCCCTTGCTCAGCAGCGCCCCACTCTTGAAACTCTTCAACAAGAGCAAAGATGTCACGGTCACGGTCACCCATCTTATCAAGGATTTCGAACCGTGCTTCTACATATTCAAGAATGTTTTCAACAACGGTTTCAACGTCATCCGAGTCAATCATCGGAACTACGCCGTCGTCACCGTAATCGATGATGCCTTTCATGGGTGTCCTGTTCAGTGCTCTGCTACTGTAGCACGGGCGTCAACCCCCTGTCAAGCCCCCTGCCAAAAATTCTTTTCGGTTGATTTTACCATCCTAGGAGTAACTCTAAAGACCACCGTGCTACGATATACATATTTTTCGGTAGGTGCTAATCCTCGATGAGGATGTGTAGAAGGTATTACTATTAATCTTCCAGGTTTATATTCGTGTTCTTCAACAACAACTGAACCATCTGGTGTCGTTAATTGAAATTGCCCACCCCACTCAGATTCCCATTTAGAATTAGTCATAACCATAATTGTAAAATCATTAGGGTTATTACTATCACAATGAGTAGTTCCATCACAACCAGTATGCTGAACATTCAATGATATTTGAGACAGATAAAATTTAGTTTGTAGTTTATCTTCAATCATTTCAAATACATCAAAAAATGTTTTTGCAGATTCATGTAATACTGTTATTCTGTTCAAAGATTTTCTATCAAATAATATTTGACCAAGTAATCTATGCGTACCTTCTTGTCCAAAAGGCCACGTAGATCTGTTGGCAATGTTGTTTGTGCAAAGAGGAATATCTCTAATCATAGCATCCAATTGATGCACATAAATGTCATCAAACAATCCATCAATAACTTTACATAACATAATTAACCTCGTTGAATATTGATATTATATGATATCGAAATTCTATCTTCATCAGATAAATTTTCTTCTACATAATGATTTATGTAAGTAGGAAAAAAGTATCCACAACCTTCTATTGGTTCTATCTTTTCTTCTAACTTCACATTAGCAAACAATGAAGTCATTTTTGCTGTACTTTGACATTGATGTGGATTAATTAAACAAAGATTACCACAATTTTTAGGTGCTTTCACATAATACACGCCAGTAAAATCACCTTCATGTATGTGTGGTAAATGATATGCTCCAGTGGGATTGATGTTGCAAAACATATTACCCAAATAAAATTTGCATGGTGAAATGGGATTTAACTCATGCTGAATAAAATTGTGGAATTGCTCACCTATAGCATCAATTAAATTCTTTAGTTGTGGCATGTTCTGAAGTTCATTCTTTTGCCAACCTTTACGGTTCGAATGAACATCAGAATTAGTTTGCGATTCTTTTAATGAATATAAAAAATTTTCAACTTGTTTATTATTAAAATCATTTAATTCATACTTACCAACAATAGTTCCTAAAATCATGCAACTTCTTCAAAATCAACGACAACAAAAGTATATAATTTTTTGTCTACTATGACACCATCTTCCCACTTAAACTTTACAGAAAACTGTTGCCATTCAGGGCTCTTCTGCTTACAAAATTCAACTTCTTCAGATGTTAACAACCCAGATTCCAACATTCTATCAAAATATTTGTTTTTCCTATCAATGTATCCACTGTAAGAATTTTTACTTAAATAATACTCTTTTTGAAAAAATGCACTTACTAATTCGATAGATATTTTTTTATCGTTATCTGCATCAAATTGAATACGAATAGGAGATTTAAAAGAATCTGGGTCAGCAGATAACCCCTGTTTAATATTCATATAATTTAAATCCACAAATTGCTGTACGTTATCAATTTTTTCTAAATCAGGTAGATAAGATAAAACATCAGAATTTGGTCTGAATAACATAATATACTTCAAAACTGAACCCATAATATCTACAGTTATACCTTCAATACCCATATCCAATTCTTGATGCCTAAAATATTTCACTAAAGGAGATTCAGCTTTATTGATAACAGTTTGGTAGAATTTTGTAACATCTTCTTCTGACATGTTACCATAATCATATGAGAAATAAGAGTGATATGCTTCTACCTCTTCAGAATTACTAAAAGATGTCCACAATCCACATGTGTTTGTTTTAAAAATAGCATCTTTTTGAAATCCTTTACCAACTTCCAAGTCAGCAAAAAATTTATAATAATTTTTAATTACGTCTACAGATAAAGAATTAATATATTCTTCTCCGTAGTTAATATATTCATAAGGAATATACTTATGATAACTAATTTGAGTTTCAGTATCAATACTATATTCTTTCACTCCAATGTAATGATCAACTATTGACATCTCATTCACCCTCATTAGAAAATACTACCTGCCCTTGCTCATTATATACTGCACCAAAAATATAATAATCTGGATCTCCATCGGTTGGAGAATTTGGAAAACTATCTGATAAGAATGTATCTGCTGCTTCTACAGTTTCAAACTCCATAATAAACATTTCATTGTAGAAAATTGCAGTAAATACATCATGTGAAACAAGGTGACGATAGAGATCGTAGATCTTATTTAATTTTTCTACGTCTTTACATTTGTTTGGTCCAACTACACGCACAAACAAATGAGGTTTGCCCTTTGCTTTCACATATTCTTCTATAATCGTTTGAAATTCGTAAACTTGATAGCTCATGATAGTTTTTTGAATAGTTTCCAAGCAATAGTTATTCTTATTCCACCAAAAGATCGAGTGGTTTCTTCCGCCCAATGATACATTTGTCCTGGAAATATAACTCCTTTGTTAGGTTCTGGAATAACATAATGATATTTAGTTCCAGTTTCGGTTGGTATGATGAATGCGGTTTTACCACCCCATTGAACATCCCAGCATTCCATAGGATAATACAAAAAAGTTCTACATGTATCTACATACCCATCAACATGTGGTTTCCCACGCATACCATATGTTTGCCCATTAGCATAAACTCTCTCCAAATCAAATTGTTCTCCAGTAGCAGATTCAATTTTTTTAAGCAAATAGTCAGAAAAAAATTTTTCATTAGATAACCCCATATACCAAAATGGAGGCATATTATCTTTTTCGGTTTGATTGCTTTTGTGTCCCCATGCCCATTTATCTAATTGCGTATATCTTAATACAGAAGATTGATCAGAAGAACTAAAAACATTTGGATATTCTACAATATCATCTACACTAAATGATTGCATTTTCTCTAATCAAATTGTGACGAATAGTTTCAAATTTATGTTTTAATGGATGCTCTGGCTCCATCTGTGCAAGTAACTTACTAAACTCTGTAATAATTTCTCTGTTTCTGCCATTATCAATCATAGAACAGAACCACCAAGTAATAACTTTTCTTTCACCTTTAGTTACTTTTTTAACAGAATGATGTAATCCTGTTTGGTAAATTACAGCTTGACCAGGATTTAATTTATATTCTAATTCCTTCCCACCAACTTCAATGACAAGTTCCCCACCTTCATATTCATCTGGAGAAGAAAGAAAACATGTAACACTATAATCTGTTTTCATTCCATCAAGAATCCACATGTCATTATGCCAAGCATAGTGCATTCCTTCTTTATATCTCAAAAAATTAGGATGTGTATGACCACGCGGAAGAAAATAATAATTAAATTCTGCATTTTCAGAGATATACTTATCCATCAACTGAACTAATGATGGATAATGTATTTCATCTAATATTTGTTCATTATATTTCAGATCTTTGTTTGCTGATCCAGACCAAGATCCATCTGTAAACTCACAAAATTCATAAAAATCTTTAATGTTTTTTACCACAGACAAAGGTAACATATCAAATACATGTATCATAATTATTCATTCGCTATAAATTTATTGTAATCTAAACTTGGGTAAACTTCCTCTAATTTTAATTTTTTAGCAATTTCTAGAATTTTTGCATTAATTGGTCTGATTTGATCATCATATGTTTCCATGAAGATAATAAGATTCATCATTGTAGCACTTGTAAAATCTTTTGATACTACAAAATCATACTTATCATATTGATCATCCGTAGACAGATATTCTACTTCACGATCAGGATATTTGTCAAGGTAAACCAACGGATCAATAGGATATTTGACAGTAGTGACAAATTTAAACATTTCAAAGTTAGATTCAAAAACTTCTCTCGGATTAGATGGTAGTAAATCTCTTAATTTTTGTCTCCAAATTATCCACATATCTCTTTCACCTTCAAATTTTTGAGGTGCATCTGGCAAAACTCTCCAATCGGAAAAGAGAAGCATTTTATTAATTTCATCTTTTTTCTTATACCACTTAGCATCATAATAAAAATCCATAGCATCCAATTCTCTTATTTCAGTAAGGAGGCTATTTAATTCAGTTTCTTTTTGTATTGTTACAATTGCTTCTAGTTGGTCACATAATTCCACCACTTCTGAGCTATTACATTCCTTATATTCATATGTAACCCAATATGACGATTCACTAGAAAAATCATATTTTAATTTTCTTTTTTGACACAGAAAAGTATTATCAGTATATAAAATAATATATTCTAATTCATCTCTGTTTTCATAATGCCAAATATCAGTCAACAATGGCATTACTTTTTCTTCCCATGCATCATCTTCAATGAAGGTAGTGGTAGATCCTTCATTGATTAATCCTAAAGTAACTGCTCTTTCTTTAAAATTAAATTCTAATCTTGAAGATCTGGGAGCAGCTACCTCAGACCAAAATTTATCCAACTCTGCTTTAGTTGGTTGCATGTAATCGGAATAATTTGTCATTATGGAGCCTTGATAAACCAACCTGTTAAAATGTATTTATCTTGAGTAAATACTGTATTTCCTTTATGAACATGTGTCATACCCGCAGGCCATATAACTACGGTTCCTACGGTAGGTTTAATCCTTCTTCTTTGATACAAAAACTCTGTCTCTGCTTCTCCATCTGGCATATCATTTAGGTAAATAGCCCAAACAAGTTCCCTTGCATGATGACCATAACCAGCATTTTCATAATGCCAAACGTGATATCCCCCACCAGGAGGAGTTTTTTGCATTTTATTATCTTCAGCAATCAATTTAGAATTTTTTAATTGATCGTATTTGTCCACATAATGTTGCGTACAAGCATTGAGATATTGTTGCAACTCATAATTTAATTTTGGATTTGAATAATTTAAAAGAATTGAAAGATCTTTTCTTCCCAAGCTACCATTCTGAAATTGACCAGTGCCATCCAAAACACCAAATTCATCGCTGGCAAGATCTTCATTATAAAAAGTTGATACTGCAATAGTTTCTTCAAAAAAATTTATAGTTTTTTGGCACACATAAGGAGGAACAAAATTCTCCCAAATACCAATAAAATCATTAAATTCAGACTTGGTGATGTTTTCATCTTTCATCAACTCAAGTGGTCTAATTGGCGTAACTCCCATAATTTCCTCAAAAAGCTTTGATGATATATTTAACTCGATAGTATTTAGTCATAAGTGGAACAGTATTTTCTGGAGACAAGGATGGAGTAGGTAAAACTTTTTTGGATGGATTTAATGCAAAAACTGCTTCATTTGCAGATAATGCAAGTTCTGTTTGAGAAAAATTAATTGTAACTGTAGTAGCAGTTGACATGCTACCAGCAGCAATACCACCACCATTATCATTTCCATATCCATACACGTTCTGTGGTGTTCCAAAAGAATTCAAAGACAAATAATGTGAGTGTGTTTTTAATTCTCCAGGAGACCACACAGATACGTTTCCAGTAACCGTGTTAATATCAATACCAGCAGAATGGTTTCCACCACTAGGCAATCCAGAAATATTATTTTGTACATCACCAGCCCAATAGTTATTAAAAGTTCTATTAACACTACCACCAGGAGCAACAACACTGTTATATCCAATAGAAGGATATAGTGTTTTACCTATTTCTCCAGTGCCAATTTGATAAAACGCAGGTGTACCCCAGGCAACACAACCAACGTTGATTTCATCATTTTGAGCAGTGACAACATCATGTTCATGTTGAGCTGGAATAACAATTGTTTCTTTTATTGGTCCAATTACCCCAGAAACATTACCAGTTATAGTATATGTCGTCTCTCCTTTAATTGTATCAGCACCAGTAGTAGTTAAGCTACCCAATTTAAAAAATTTACCATCTGGAGGGACAACACCAGAATATACTTGTTCATCGGGAGGTGTTCCAGCTGCATCAATTTTTTTAATATACCAATTACCTCCAGTAGATCCTACGGTATTTCCATCTCCAGTAGCTGTAGAATTTACATCTGGTCCTTTGTATGTTGTGACAATTGGAGAAGATGCTGCGTTTCCATCTACGTTACCAAGACCAAATAATTTACGCAATTTATAATTGGGAAGTTTAAAAGTTCCTGCATAGGTATAACTATTCCCACTTAAAGTTTTAGTGGCATTTCCACCATAAGTATTGCCAATAGCATCAAATAAATCTGGAAAATCCGTTGCACTTACAGTAGACCCATCACATTCTTTCCACCCAGGATATCTTGAATCTAAATTTCCACTCAAATCTCCCCAGTTTCCAGTTCTATCTCTGAATATAGAAATAACTGTACCTATCGCAAGACCATCTTCCTTTTTTCCTTTTCTACTATACCATACTCCAGGGTCTGAAGCATCAGCAGAATTATAGGTTCCAACGTTCCATGTAGTGGTATATGGCATATTAGTTTCCTATAGATATTGAAGTACTTACGTTTCCCCCTAAAGTTGAACTTGAAGTTATCCGAATTGTAAGGGTATCATTATTATTTATGTTACCACTTGTAACCCACGATCCACCATTGACCGAGAACTGTGCTCCACCAGTAACTGTGACTGGAGCAGCAGTAGTAATACCTTTAATTTGTACAGTATTACTAGTAACTAATACTCCTGGTGGTTGATTTGGTTTACTAATAAAATTAAAAGGATCTGGTATTGTATCGTTATCGGTTGTGGTATACAAATTCCAAGTATCAGACAAACTAGTACTTGGATTATTACCTACAGTTACTACAGTTGACACCAATCCACCAGGATCTGGAGATGAAGTTAATCTAACTTGTAAAGTTTCATTAACATTAATTGTTGTTGGAGAATTAACCCATGATCCACCATTGATTCTCAATTGAGCATTATTAGTAGTAGTTACTGTAGATGGAACATTTATACCAGTAATAGTCACAGGGAGGCTACTAGTTAATGTGGAAGGATTAGCACCAATAACGTCTATTATATCAAAAAAGTTGGGACTCGAATCAGCAACTAAAACATTAGTGACATTCCACGAAACTGGAGATCCGCCACCTACTATTACAGTTGTTGATTTAGTTTCTCCAAGAACATTAGTGGTCAAAACTCTTAATTGTAATGTTTGACCATTAGAAATAGTTTTTGCTGCTGTACTAAATGCACCACCATTAACTGATGTCTCAAATCCATTTGTTGGTGATGTTACCGTCGTAGATTGGGTTATACCAGTTATTGTAACAATATTACTGTTGGTGTAAGTTTGCAAAGGAGCTTCGGTGACATCATTAAAAGAAAAAGCATTTGGAATTTGAGATGGTGGAGCTTTTGTAAGTATAGTCCACGTATTACTAACAGATCCTACTGTTACTGTAGTAACTTTATTTGTATTGTAATTTGCGGATGATGTCATCCTAACTCGCAAAGTTTGACCATTACTAATTGTTTTAGTTGCTGTACTAAATGCACCACCATTAACCGATGTTTCCGCTCCATTAGTTGCTGTCACATCAACAGAAACAACTGTTCCTACTGTACCTAATCCAGAAATAGTTACTGTTTCCGAAGTATACGAAGTAGACAATTCTGCATTTTCTACGGTGGCGAAAGTAAATAGGTCTGGTTCACTATCAGGGGAAAGAACAGTGACAATTACTTGTTTAGTTACAGTTCCAGTTGACCCAGTAACTGTTAAAATATATGTTGTAGTAACAGTTGGATAAACCGTCACTGATCCAGAATCAAGCGGCGTTACGTTTCCAATCCCTTGATTGATGGATGCACTATATGCCGATGATTGTCCATTCCATAACGTATTCCAAGCTAAAACTACTGGTTCTCCTAATGTAATTGTAGTTTCATCTGGGTCTGTATTACCAGTAAAAGATTGAATATTTGTTGGTGGATCTACAATTTCAAAACTTAAATCTACTTGATAAAAACAAGAAGTTGTATGATATAAACCATCCCTAGAAGAAAAATCTACAGTTAATGTACAAGGAATTCCTTTCGGTAAATAATAAGGAGAAGGTATCTGGGTAGTTATATTAACAGGGCGAACAGTACATCCTAGACCACCACCCGCCGCTGCTGCAGTTCTAATAGTTCCAGTTACATCTGGTGTATTAATAGTCATAGTTAAAGCTTCAAATCCAGGATCTTGACCTTCGCCAACACCAGATAAATTAACAGTCATGTCATAATTGACATCTAATGGAGTTATAGTGGCAACAGCTGTTCCTGTTTGTGTAGCACTATTGGTGCCTCCACAATTAGAAGAAGCTTCCATGTTATATCTCAATCTAGTACCAGCACCATTACCATTATCTGAAACCACCCAACCATAAACACTAGGATTCTGTAATCCACCTTCAGTCAATGCCCAACTTATGTTTACATTAGCCATATTATGTTCCTATACTGATTGTGGTGGAAACAGAACCCCCCAAGGTAGCACTAGAGGTTATTCTTAATGTCAAAGTATCGCCGTTATTTATATTACCGCTAGTAATCCATGGACCACCATTAACAGAAAATTGTGCTGCACCAGTAACTGTAACTGGAGATGGGGACGTAATACCAGTAATTTGAACTGTATTACTAGTAACCAATACTCCTGGTGGTTGATTTATTCTATTAGAAAAATTAAACGCATCTGGTATGGTATCACCAGCAGTCGTAGAATATAAATTCCATGCATCTGTTAATCCACCAATTGTAACATCAGTAGATACCACTCCTCCATAACTATTAGCAGAAGTTAATCTAACTGCTATTGTTTGATTATTGTTAATAGTTGTTGGAGAATTTACAAATGCTCCTCCATTAATACTAATCTGGGCACCATTTGTGGTAGATACAGTTGTAGGTACATTTATACCAGTTATAGTAATTGGAGTACTGCTAGTAACTGTATTTAATGCAGCACCAATTACATCTGGTATATCAAAAAAATCTGGAGCAGAATCAGCAACCAAAACATTCGTAACGCTCCATGGTGCTGGAGATCCATCCCCAACAGTAATTGTAGTGCTTTTAGTATCTCCCAAAGTGCTACTAGTTAAAACTCTTAATTGCAAAGTTTGCCCATTGGTTATTGTTTTTGCTGCGGCACTAAATGCACCGCCATTAACAGATGATTCGAATCCATTTGTTGGAGATGTTACTGTCACCGATTGTGTTATGCCAGTTATTGTTACTGTGTTACTGGTGGTATATGCAGATAAAGCTGCATCAATAACATTATTGAATGTGAAAGGATTTGGTGTTTGGGATGGTGGAGATACTGTAGTGATAGACCAAACTGAATTGACGCTTCCAACAGAAATAGTTGTAGATTTGACAGTATTATAATTTGGAGAAGAGGTCATTCTGACTGCTAAGGTTGATCCGTTTGTAACTGTTTTAGTTGCTGTACTAAATGCACCACCATTGACTGATGTTTCTGCTCCATTAGTTGCTGTAACATTAACAGAAATACCATTACCAAGACCAGAAAGCGTAATAGCACTAGATGTATATAACGTCGATAAACTTGCATCTAATACACTACTAAATGCAAACGAATCAACTTCTGTATCAGGAGCAACTACATTAACAGTAACAGTTTCAGTATCTGTTGTACTACCATCAGTTGCAGTTAATGTAAAAACTGTTGTAGCATTTAATGGTCCTACAATTATTTGTTGAGTTCCTACCGAAACTGCACCAACTCCTTGATTAATACTAGCGGAAGTACATGTTTCTATATTATTCAACTTAGTATCCCAAGATAATGCCACGGTTTCTCCTTGAACAATAGTTGTTGAAGGGTATTGCCCATTTGCTCTAAAATACTGAATTGTTGCAGGTGCAGTAAAAGTTATTTGAACATATCCAGAATCAGAAAGATTTTCAGATCCAGCAACCATTGTATAACTAGTATGATATCTAGATGTTCCACCACTTCCACCTCCACCACCAGAGCTATTATCTTGACCAGCTCCACCACCACCTCCACCAGTATGACCACCACCGCCTCCACCACCGCCTGCGCCATCACCACCTTTGTCTGCACCCTGTCCACCATCAACCAAACTAACTGATGCCACAGATTGAAATAATCCTCCACTACTTCCACTGCCCCCATTAGCATTTAGAGAAGCTCCGCCACCGCCGCCACCACCAGCGGCAACAACACCATAACCACCAATAAAACTATCTAATACTGCAGTAGCGCCACCACCGCCGCCACCACCGCCCGAGCATCCACTACCTCCAGCATTACCACCTCTACCACCATCTCCATCATTTGTACCTCCACAGTCACCGCCACCGCCTCCACCAGTTCCTGCTACACAACCAAACCCAGAAGAACCAACATCCCCAACATATAAAGTTAAAGTATAATCTACACTTCTCTGAGGAATTGTAAAAGAAGCTCTTCTGCCTTGCCCATATCCACCAGCACTTCCACCTGCATCAGAACCACCACCCGCACCTCTAGCACCAGCAACAAGAATAGTGGGACTTTGTGTTCCTGCTGGAATTGTTATGACCTGTGCTTGAGCTGAATAATTATATGTTAATGTAATAGAACCTGCCATATCAACCTGCCGTAATTGTAGATGTTATTGTAGCTCCCAATGTAGCGGAAGAAAGTATTCTTAATTGCAACGTATCTCCTTCACTAGCAGAAACAGAAGTTGCCCAAGCACCACCGTTTACAGATGCTTGAGCACCACCACTAACAGTTATTGTAGATGGAGAAGTTATTCCAGCTAATATAACTGTATTACTATAAACATAAATGCCTGGTGGTTGGTTATTTACACTAAAGAAAAAGAAATCATCTGGCAATGTATCGCCAGCTGTAGTAGTTGTAACTACCCAAGTATTTGATAATGTAGTACTACCATTTCCTATGGTAACAATTGTAGATACTTCCCCACCAGGAGTAGAACTAGAAGTAATTCTGATACTTATAGAATCATTATTATTCACAGTTTGTGGAGAAGTACCATATGTTCCACCATTAATTGATATCAATGCTCCATTAGTAGTAGTTATCGAAGATGGCACATTTATTCCAGTCACAGTAAATGTTGCACTATTAACTGCTGTATTAGCTGGAGCATTATTATACGGAGCAATTGAAAAATAGTCGGGAGAACCATCTGCAACCGAAACATTTGTAACTTGCCAATTAACTGATGCTCCATCACCCACTTGAATCTGAGTAGTTCTAGTATCTCCCAAAACATTACTAGTTAAAATTCTTAATTGTAAAGTTTGTCCGTTAGATATTGTTTTTGCTGTATTACTAAACGCTCCATCATTAACCGAAGATTGAGCATATGTTCCATTAGTAGGAGCTGTTACAGTGACACTAGTAGTAATACCAGTAATAGTTACTATATTACTAGTAGTATATGCAGACAAAGGTGCATCAATAACATTATTAAATGTAAACACATTTGGTATTTGTGCTGGAGGAGATTTTGTACTAATAGACCACGTTCCACTAACAGTACCAACAGAAACTGTAGTTGTTTTTGTTGTATCATAACTTGCAGATGAAGTCATTCTAACACGAAGAGTTTGCCCATTCGTAATTGTCTTAGTTGCAGTGGAAAATGCTCCTCCAGCAACTGATGTTTCTGCTCCATTTGTAGCACTTACATTTAAAGATATACCAGCGCCCAATCCACTAATAGTTACAGTATCACTAGTATACAACGTACTTAAATCAGCTCCCTGTACATTAGGAAAAGTGAACAAATCTGGTTCTGTATCTGGTGCTATGACAGTAACCGTTACTGTTTCCGTTGCTGTTCCCGTCACACCAACAGCTGTAAGAGTATATACTGTAGTTTGAGTTGGACCAACAACTAGATTGTAAGTTCCAGAATCAACTGGAGTAACATTTCCTATACCATTGTTTATACTAGTGGAAGTAGCAGTAGATAGTGTTCCGATTTTAGTATTCCAAGCAAATACTACAGGATCTCCTGGATTTATCTCTGTACTTACTTGTCCCCCGTTTGCACTAAAATTAGTAATCGTAGTTGGTGGAGTGCCATAGATTTGCAATCTACACACCCCATATCTATCACCAGCATTTACATTCGAATCATAGATACCACCAGTTCCTGCAAATTCTGGTTGCTGAATGCTAAATGCATATATTCTCCATAATCCAACAACTTTTTCATCTTCATTTAAGGAAATAGAACGATCAAACCAAACTTCTTGACCCCCAATATCAGGAAATGTATATCCACCATCTTGTCCAGAATATACCAATAATCTAGTAGCACCATTTGGTCCTCTAACATACAAAGATTCACCAGCATTATTTGGTCTTTCCCCTCCATTAAAATCATTTCCCGCTATTAGAGTAAACGTAATAGTATCCATGGAAGTCAAATTTAATAAAAATGTGGCTTCTCTATCTTGAACATAACTTGTAGAATTAAATGTTCCCACACTTAAATACGATTGACCTGTTGGAGTTGTCCATCCACCTAGCTCGCCAGTGTTTACTGCTCCAGATACGCCATATCCAGATGCATATACTGCACAACCATCTAATAATTGAAAATTTAAATTTACTCCAGGTCTATAATCGTATACTAATGCCATTTTATTAGAATTTAATTATGTATTCAACAATAACAAATGGCGTCACACTTTCATTTAAAACTTGCACACTTTTAGTAGAGATGTTTAATGTGGTTTGTAAATTATCAGCTGGCACATTAAAGGTATTGTATTGATACACAAAATTTTGATTATATGCAGTTGGCCAAGTAATACCATGTTGGTGATTAGCAGCAGAAGTATTTGCTGGGTTGCCAGATCCAACTGTAGCGTTACCACCAAATGGCGAACAATTTTGTCCGCTTTTACCTTCAGCACCAACTTTAAAGTTTCCAGTATAATTTAAAACTTTTGCGTTGGTATTATGACCATGCGCTTGGAAATTTCCAGCATCTAGAATAGTAGTCGATGTCTTCTTATCTGTATTAGGTGGAGTAAACTTTGCGTTTCCCAACAAAGCTAAACTTGTTTGACCCTGTACTGTAAAATTGCCAGAATAATCAATAGTTACACTATTTCCAACGTTAGAAGTAGTTTCAACTTCAACACCTACCCTTTTTGTAGTTGGAGATTGAATTAATGTAAGATCTGAATAAGTTCCAGTAGCCAACCCTGGTTGTAAATATTTGGATCCTAAATCTGGTAATTGAAATTGACTATCAGTTAATTGCGTTTGTTCCTTTTTGAATCTGGAGTTTGCTCCAGTTCCTAATATCAAAGCCAACTCTGGATAATCTGCTGCTGTTTTTACAGCTCCATTACATCTCAAATATCCAGCTGGTATTTTAGTTCTAAAAGTAGAGTCCAATGGATCGTTAGATAAATTCAGATAACTAGTGAATATTTGTATACTACCCACCATGCCACCATATTTTGCCTTTTCTTTTGCGTAATTTGCCATGTCTAGAATGCCCTAATTAAATATAAGCAAATTAATGAAGGTGTTGACGTAGTGACATTTAAATTGAACGCCTTATCAACATTTGCTGGAGTAACATTTGAAATAACCGTTGCATTTGTTGTATTCGGCAATCTTAAATTAGCCAAGTCAAAAGTAGTTTCAAATGGTTCATGATCATGAGGTGAAATAACTGCCTGTTGTCCAGCAATAATAGTATTTTGATTAAAACTAATTGCATTGGAATCAAATAATGTTTTTGTCCAAGTAAGAGTGTCACCACTATTTCCACCACCTGGATCAAAGTTTCTATTTGATACTGCTTGAGATCCACCTCCACCTACATACAGCAAACTATCACCTGCGACAAACTGTTCATCCATAGGATTAGTATTTGCTGTTCCTTTTGTTTGATAAGGTCCAAACCAGTTTGAAATTGGAGATCCAACAACATTATATGGTTTTAAGTTGTAGGTTGGATTTTCACCTTGAACATTAGCGATAACAACACCAGGAGCACCACCGCCAAATCCCTGTTGATTTGTATATTGAATGCTCAACTGTGCTTGAACTTGACTATAATCAAGTTGGTCAAAATTAGCACGGTTAATACTATAATTAATTTCTCCCCAAGCGGCAACACCAACTCCAGGTCTACTACCATCAGATCCAGAATAAATTGTATTGAAAGTTGTTGGATGACTATGAATTGTAATATGTCTTCTTCCTAATTTTCTAGGAGAAACATAAACTGTTTTAGATCCAAAAGTTTCATTTATGGTAGCACCAGTTAATTTACCAGTAAAATCATTTTCTGGAGTATAAGAAAAATTAATATCAGTGTATGCATTGTAATTTGTACCAACTCCATTATCAGAATCTGGTCCAATGAGCGAAGTATTTGTTCCTGGTGCAACTAGTGCCGCGAGTGCTTCATTTGTGCTGGTGTTATCACCAGCTCCACCAAAATAAGAAGCTTCTATATCCTGAAGTGCTCTCTGAGAAATATTTGGTAATGTAATCTCTCCAGTATAATTTGGGAAAGTTCCACTAAATCCAGAACTACCATAAGTACTACCTATATTTTGCACAAGAAGAGGATATGAAGCGGCATTTATAACTTGCCCATTACAAATTAACCATCCAGCTGGAACATCAGTAAGAGCTCCAACCCATGGCATGATGGTGCCGATAGCGGCACCTTTCATAGTTTTTACACTTCCGTAGTTTGCCATAATTGTATTAGATTTCCATTAACCACCAACCTTGTAGATTGCTGGGAATACCTGAAGAAGAACCATCAGCATTTAGAGGACCAGCATATACTAATCCAAATGCAGCATTAGGTGTAGTAACAATTAATTCACCGCCATCATATCCTGTTAGTGTTACACCACCAATAGTAGCAGCAGTGTTAGAAGAATCTCCCTGAATTGGAACTCCAGTTGGAGATCTTAAAATAAGTTTGACATTATATGTCAATACTCCACTCAGGTCAACAAATCTAATCATGTCTCCACTAGTAGCATTTGTAGGTAATTTCAGCACCAAATTAGAAGATGGTTTTACAAAGTAATTTATATTAGCAGTAAGAACACCACCATCGCCAGATACTGTCGATACATACAACCACTTTCTAGCACCAGTAGCAGAATAGAATGCATCTATTCCACCAAGATCAATAGTACCATTATTATTTACCTTAAATCTCTTTGTAGCTCCATTATTAACAGTTAAATCACCACCATTTAATGTTACATCACCAGCAAAAGTATTGACACCAGTACCGTTTGTTGCTAATACTCCAGATATTGTGAGATTACCACTTCCGTTTACAAATGCTAACTTAGAAGTAGTTCCATCTGAAGCAAAGATATTAAAATCACCACCATTAATTGTAGTAGTTCCAGATGTTCCATTAACTGTTAATTTATTAAATCCAGTTCCTACAGCTAAGTTACCGAGAAGTGATGTATTGCCATTTGCACTATCAACTTGGAAAGTTGTTGTTGGAGTAGCAGCACCATTAGTAATCTTTAACAGATTATCATTTGCAGTTGTAGAACCATTTAATGTAATCGTATTATCTACATCTAGAGTTCCTTTAACGTAAGTATTTCCAGTTGTCGAAAGAACTTGGAATACAGTAACTGCTGGAGAACCACCATCATTTACTCTTAATCCTTGAATATCATTAGGAGCAGAATTGACCTGTGTAACTCTAAAGAGTTCAGTATCATCTATTCTCAGAATATCATTAACATTAATAGATCCACCAAATTCAGAAGTAGTAATTGATACCGTAGTTCCAGCAGCACCAGCAGAAACACCAGCAGTAAGATAACTTACATTATCAGTTTTAAGCAGTTTTACAATTGGGCAGTTATCTGGGTGATCAGTTCTTAAAGTAGTGCTCTCTTGTGCTCGTTGAACTCTAACTCTATATCCAAGAGGATCTGATGCATTTGATGCATTGAGAATTTCAACAACTCTAACAATTTCACTAAACGCTTGATTGCTACCACCAGCTACAGTTCCTCTGTCAATTAATAACAAGTCACCATTTGAGATATCAGAAACACCAATAGCTTGATTGAGAGGTAAGAAATATTCTGTAGTGGAACCAGCAATCAAGAATGTACTACCACCCCACAGAGCAGCACCCTGACTATCTAACGTTTTATTGATTTCAACTGGTCGATAGATATCAATATTTAAATTCAGCAAACTTCCAGAAGAGTGAGCAGAAGTTGGAGAAGAAAATACTCCTCTAGTTGCATTTAGTGTTCCAGCTTGCAGACCACCATTTAAGGTAATATTTCCATTTACTTGCTCGCTCGCTTTTACCAGTAAACTGTTATTAACTGTTGTTGTTCCAGCATCAGCGCCTACACTAAGTATAGAAGCAGTTCTCGCAAAATTTAATGTTGTTGGTCCACCAGAAGCACTGAATAAATCCAATGTTCCAGCAAATGTATACATTCTAGCAATGCCACTTCCTGGGCTATTCTTTGCCCCAATTTCAACTTCACCATCAATCTTAGTTAATCTATTTCCAATTCTCAATTGACTGGTAGAGTTAGAATAAGCACCACCAATTGTAATAAATGACGTATATGCAGCATTGTCTGCTACCGTTCCAATATCAATTAGAGAATTTTGAGAATTTCTATGAATGTAAAGAAGGCTAGATGTAGCAGTATCACCAACCGTAATATTAGAAATAGTAGCAGCATTTCCAATATTAATAGTTTGCAATCCAGTAGCTGTATTTGCAAGAGTTAGAGCAGTTGCAGAATTAAATGCAGTTACAGTAGCAGGAGAGTTTGCAAAATTTAATGTACCAGTAAATGTACTAGTGTTTAATAGATTAAATGTTGATGTAGTTACAGTTGTACTTAATGTTCCTCCATTTAATTCAATATTAGATTCAAATTTAAAATCTCCAGTAATTCTACCGTTACCAGCAACTGTTAAAGTTCTATCTAATTCTGCATTACTTACATTAATACCAATTCTGCTACTTGCAGTGGAAACACGTAAAGTTGCAGTAGAAAGAGGAGTAGCACTATCACCACCAACTAATAGAGCATCATTTAAGAAGTTTTCCGTTTTAGTAGCAACACCACCAGATATACTAAACGCAGTAGATCTTCCACTAATATATGTGTTACCAACTACATCGAGATTTGCTCTTGGTTTGATATTATCTTCCCCAGCAGCATCTGTGAATGCATTAATATATGCACTATCATTTGTTCTGGCAAGAGTATTGATACCTAATCTGTAATCGCCAAGATTTGTTGTAGTTGTTCTTAAAGCTTCTGCTCCAATAACACCAAATTCCTTCCAAATATTATTTGAAATTTCAAAAGTCCAACTACCACCTAAAGTTCCACTACTTCCAGCAGTATATGTGTTAAAAGAAATTGCCTGATTTGGGAATATACTTAAATAAATGTAATTTGCAGATGGTCCTGGATATCCAGAAGATACGTTAATTGCACTACCACCAGCAGATGCAGCATCTATAGTAATTGTACCAGATGGAATACTCCAAGCAGTTGGAGAATTCAATATACCTATAGAACTAGTTTTGATTTTAACCTGAGTCGATGCAGTAATACCAAGATTATTCAGTGTATCGTTAAAATTAACTTTAATTATAGAATAATTTGTATATGTAACAATTGAAGATACTTGTGGAGATCCTGTTGTGGTTGTTAGTGATGTAAAATCATTGGCATAAATCCACCCCAATGAACCAGTATATCCGACTTTGCCACCCTTAAAGAGAATATCACCAGAACGTGGAGGTACAGATCCCCAGGTTTGATTAGCAGCACTTATCTCTTGTGTAGTGCTAAAATATTGTTGTGTTCCACCAGCAGTAGAAGTACCCAATTTAATATTAGGACTCTTATTGTCTGTAGAAGTTCTTATAGTATAATCTTGAGATCCTCTTGTATTAACACTCCAAACACCAAAGGAAATAGTATTGCATCCTAAAGTAATATCACCTTCACCATTATTGAGAGGATCATTTCTTATATCACTACTTGGAGCAGAATATGTAATAACAGTGATAGGTGGTTTTATAACTCCACCAGATGTATTAGTGGTATCAGAAGTTATAGTAATTGGAACGTTTAAAGTAACAACAGATAAAGTTTCAGGAATAACTTTGTTGTAATTAAATGTAACTGTATTATTGAACGTTACAGGATCATCAAATGTAGTAACAAGTGCATTCGTAATTCCTACTTCTTCGTCTTCCTCATCTAAAATAGGAGCATCTAGTAGAGTTTCTTCGCCTGTAATAGCATTGATTTTCTTGTTACCAATATAAAGGTCACCACTAGAGTTCAATCCAGTGTATAGAACAATACCTGCATCCTCTCTCTTTGCCTGAGCATAATAATCTTGCTTATCAGTTAGAACTACCTGCTGTCTTGCTGGGAAACCAGTTGAGTAGTTACCAGGACCAAAACCAAGATATTCAAAGGTGTGGTTACCAGAACGAGCAATAGATGGTCTACGAAGTTCTACATAAAGTTTTGCTTCGGTTGGATAAGCTTCTGCAGAATCTCCAGAAATAGGAATCTTTCTTGCTTCTGAACCAGCAGAAGCTAATCCTTCCTGACCCTTAATTTCGTTATCACCTGTAAATGAATTAAATTTTGTTCCTGGATCAGCAACAAGATCAATAACAGCTTCTTTTGTTATGCTATTTTTAGCATCATTAACTGTTACATAACCGTGAACAAAATTATCAGCAGCTGAGTATGATTGCGGTGGATCAACGATGCTAGTGTTTCTAGGTGGAGAATCACTATTAACTACTTCATCAGTTACCTGGAACCATAGAGGATCATTCTTTGTAGAAATTGGATAGATTCTAGATACTGGTTGACTAAACTTAAAGTTCTTAAAGTTATTAGAAACACCAGAACCAGTTGGGTTTGGTCTGATATCACCTCTAATACATGTTAGGTAGTAAATACCATCTTGCTGACCTTTGATTCTCTTTCTAATGGTTTCAGATTTAAAGATATAATATGTTCCAGCAAGATCATCCACATCTTGCACACTATCAATTCTATACTGTGCATTTCCACCACCAGAAACTGGAATTGTGATAGTATCACCAACCGTCATCGTATAAACATTTGCACCCTCAACCGTATACTTGTAAACTGTTCTATCAGATCTACCACCATCTGGTTTTTCTTGAAGAACTGCTGTTACAGATCCTTGTGTAAAAGTAGTATTTGTTTGAGGGCTGAAAGGAATTTCAGTAGAAACTCCTTTCAAAATCATGTAATATTGATTTTGGTATGAGAAATAAGCATGTACATATGCTGTACCATAATTAGTAGTTGTTCCATAAGAAATATTTACTAAGTTTGTGGAGTTTTTAAGAGTTAAACTATTAGCAAATATACCAGAACCACCCTGAGGAGCATCAATCTTAACAGTAGTAAAAACTTCTGTTTTTAGAGCAGGATCAATAACACCAACATCAAAAACTGTCAATTCAAGATAATCATTACTTCCTATAGTTTTTGTTTTAGCAGACTGTACAGAGAAATTAATCTTAGAATCGGTTTCTTTTGTGTATGGATCTGTGTATGGATCATATGTTGTTCCAGCATTATTTCTATCTACACCTAGCGTTTCTCCATTCTTGCTAATAGAAGCAAATGAAGCAGCAGCTCCAACTGGTTTTAAAAGAATTCTTTGTGGAACTAATCTTCTAGTATCATCCGTTCTAACTTTTAAAACAAATCCATTAATTGGTTCACGATAGTTTCCATTTTTAGGAATTACATAACGTAATCTATAAACTGTATCGGATGTGCTTCTTTCATCTTCTTGACGATAGAACCATGTATCAGTGGTTCTTGTTTTACCAGTAGTATCAGAATAAACTGGTAATTTTAATCTATCAAGAATTTCATTATTATCAGATGAAGTTTTAATATACCAAGAACCCTTATTACCTAAATTATCAACTAAAGATGCTTCAGGAGCAAATCTTACAGGACTTCTTCTCTTGTTGCAATAAACATAGAATGAAGTACCAACATTGCTAAATTGAACTGCATTTGTTCCATTAATTGCATCAATATGCGAAGTATGGATAGTATATTGTGTATTTGTAGCAGAAGTTAATAACTTAGGATAATTATCTGTTAATGTAGTTGTTGTTGCAGATGCAGTAAGAGTTTGTTTAGTTGCTGTAATAATAGATGCAGCATTTGGTTGTGCAACTGCTGCAGAACCCAACTGACCTCTATCAACACGAACTGCGTTAGTTTGAGTAAATGGATATACTTGATTGAGAGTTGTAGTTGTAGCAGAATTGCTAACAGATACTTTAGTGAAAGTAATTACAGTACTAGAAGTTGATGGTTGTGCTACTGCAGTAGTTCCTAGTTGCCCTCGTTTTACATATATTTCTCTGATATTTGTAGTGGAACCAAATGAAACAATTTGAACAATTTCAGAAGTACTATCGATATTATTAGTAATTCTTACTAAATCTCCTGCAGAAAATCCAGTAAATCCATTATATGTTACACCATTAATAGTTCCAAATTTTGCTGTTAAAATAGTTTCTGTTGCATCAATTGATTCATCAGCAATAGCAGTGAGAGTAGAATCAGTAATTGTCTGTTTTGTAACAGTTGCTCCATTGTTGTGGGATGCTGAACCAGAATTAATTTGCCCACCAACAACAGTCAAATAATCTGCGCCAACTGTATTTACAGACGTTACCAAGAAATACTCGTTATCAACTTTAACGGTATCATTAGCAGCAAAAGAAGTACCGAGAGTTACATACAATCTATCATAAGCAGAATCAGTAATTCCAGTTTCTAAAACTTTCACAAATTCCGTAGTAGCATCAACGTTATTAGTAATTTTTAAATAATCACCTACAGAAATATTTGTTAAACTACTTAGAGCCAACACTGTTTCACTAGAATCTACTAATTCTTGAACAGTTGGAGCCGTTGCAGAGTTAGCTACAGTATACTTAGTTACTGTGTCACCACTAGCATAACTTCCATTAATACCAGTAGTTAAAGATCTAGTTACCGTTAAACTAATTTGCCCAGTAGGTGTTATACCAGTAACTTTGAAATATTCAGATCCTACTTTAACAATATCATTTGATGCAAATCCTGTAGTAGATGCAACATATAATTTAGAAGTATCAAAAGTAGATGGAGACAATCTTACATAATACTCTATATTATCTTCTAATGTTACCCCACCAAAACTTAAAGTTTTTGTCGGTAATACTGAACCAGTAATATCAGTTTGAGATCCTCCCCTGAAAAATACTTTTTGAGGAGTTGTATTAGCAGATGGAAGATCAAATGGGTGTGGTCCATCTGTCTGGAGAGTTTCATTACTTCCAGAAGCAAGATAAGTTTTAAATTTAATTAGATCATATTTTACATCTTGTACATATTGATGTACTTGAATATTAATGTTAGGATCAATTGCTTCTGTTTCTGGAGAATAGATGTAAATACCAGCATTTGCATTCTCTTCACTTGTTGCAAGCATTACTGCTCTCTGTGAAGGGGTTGCTCCGTTAAATTGAGTATAAGCAGAAAAATCTTGTGGGAACGTTTTCCTACCAGGAGCAATTACATAATACTTAGTATTTGTATCAAATCCTTTTGGTAGTCGTACAACTGATTTATCAACAGAAGAATTTAATGGGAAAGGAACAAGACGTACAGGTGTTCCAGTTTCTAGATTGTGTGGATTTGGTAAATTTCCACCAGTTTCAGTTAAAGTGAACAGAGTTGCTCTGCTTGATAGAGATGCAGTATTTACCGACCCAGGAACTTTTGTTACTGAGTTAGGACCATTATTAATAATTGTAGAAATTTGTGCAAAATAAGTATCAATAGCACTAGCAACACTAGCACATTCTGGATATGAATTGTCAGGAAGTACGGAAGAATCAGTTATTGGAGAAACACCAGAACTACCTGCCCAAATACCAGAATTTAAAGTAAGAGTTAAAGTATTTGAAGATGATGTTGAAGTAGCATTTACTGTGGTTCCAACATCAAAACGACTATTTAAAATACCTAACTGAAATTGCGTAGAGTTAATAATTTTTTTGACATATGTACCAGCTGGTATGTTATTATTTGAACTAACAACCTGCATACCGATAACAATACCCTTTGTACTAGAAACAGTAACAGTTGGACTATTGTTTGTAGTACTTGCACTTGTAATTGTAAAACTCCAATTTCGCATGGCAGCAATTGCCAAGTCCCTTACATAATTATAAGCATCTAATGTCTGTGTTACTTCATTATTAATATAATCAAGAGTAGCGCCAACATAGTACGCCTCTGCAGCATCAACAACATTAGTGTTTCCACCTAAACGCAAATCGGAAGCAACAGCTTCTACAATGTATCCGATATCTCTCTTACACTTACTATTCTCAGAAACATACGACCAAGGACCAACATTTCTTGTTGGTAGTGATGTCAAAGAAGAAGTATTGAGTGCAGTGGTTAAAATTGCAATTAAGTTATCTACAGTAGTTCTTACGTTAGCACAAGAAGCAGCACTTACATTAGAACCAGTAAGTGGGTCAGCAATAATTGTTAAATCTTTTACTGTTAATTGGTTAGTTAATGCCGATCTAATTAAATTTCTTGCCTGCTCAAATGCATATACAGATTGTGTAAGTTCACCAAGTAATCCATTATTAAGAAGAGCGCCAGCAGCATCAAAATATGCTTTAGTAGCATCAATAATATTTGAATTTCCGCCACTATAAAGATCATTTGCTACAGCATCAACAATATAACCAATATCTCTCTTACATTTATTAGTTCCAGCACCACCAGCCTGATTTCCTGGTGCGGTGTTTCCAGGTACAGTAAATGATGGATATTGCGTTGTCATATTAGCGAAAGCAGTATCAACAATTTCCTGCTTATTTGCTTTAATTAAATTAGAAGCATCTCTATATCTACCAGTTTCATTGGTGATATTAGGATTAATATAACTTACATTTTGAAGTGCTGGATATTTTTGTAGAATGTATCCAAATGCTTCAGCTTGAATAAATGATTTGTTTGAATCAATTAAATTAGCAGCATCCTGTGCAAGATTATCTACCCCAGTTCCTGCAGGAGAAATAGTAGACAATGCGGCATTCCACTTTTTAACACCATTTGGCGTAACTAATGCACTTTTAATTTGCTTTCCAGATTCTCCACCGATAGCATCCAGTTTAACGTATAGTTTTTCTCCAGATTTTGCACCTAACTTATATCCCTCAATAGAAGCAGCTGGTCTGTTTTCAGGACTGCTTATTTCATCAATACCATAGTATAATCTATCATAATTTGACTCATCATTTGTCAGTGATACATTTAATGTATAATAATTTTTAATATTCTGTGCAGTTTCAACTAACTTTTTAGGTGGAATAATATCTGTAATATATCCGCCTTTATCTTGGTTAAACGCATATGGTTTGTAACCAACAGTGTGTAGAGATGTATTACCAAAGTTGGAGTTAGAGTTGGTGATAGACATGTCACCGCCTGACTCCATCAAGAAGTGATCAGCAAATCCTACTGCGAAGATAGAAACGCACTGAATAAACGCATCTTCAGATGCACGAACGTGGAAGTTTCTCCAATCATCTTTCCAGTATGCAGTTCCATCGATGTGATATGGAGTCGTTGAGAAGGCATCCTGAAGGTTTGCCTGGTTCCATGTGTTGCTGAACTCATCGTAACGAATAAACGCTCTGTCGTCCTTCTGGAGCGACACACCAGTGTACTGAGCGATAACCATCGATTTGAAACCGCTGGCTCTTGAACCATCTGCCCAGATACCACAAATACCCCAAGTTGAACGAATCGAAACGTTGAAGACGTATGGTGATGCTGATTCTACAGAGTCAACTTCTGCCTGAACCTGAGCATTAGTTCCATCTTTGCTAAGTTTAATAGCAGTTCCTTCTGTGTATTCAGCAAGATCAACTAATCCCAAACCAGTAGCAGTATACGGAACTTCAAAAGTAAATTGCTTTGCTGGATCTACAGATCCAAACGCTTTTACTGGGAAAACTCCATTAAGTTTATCATTTCCCGCATTGATACCAGTAATAGCTACAAATTGACCCGTAAAGAAATTGTGATTAATTTTTGTAGTTACAGTAATATCTGCTTTTCCAGTATTAATTCCAGTTAAATTAGTAACTTTAATTTTTTCGATTAAAATAGAATCAGATAGAGGTCCAACAATTCTATTTTCTTGAATTTTAAATCCAAATTCACCTGGATCATCAATTGTTGGTTGATAATTACTAAACGCTTTAGCAACTTTTTGATATAGTAGTCCTAAATCATTTTTGGTAGCAAAAATAAAATTAGTAATTTTGTGGTGAGAATAGTTTGGAATTGCCATTCCAACACCAGTGGAAGGAGAACCATCTGGTTGTGCATATACTTTACCAATTAGATTGGTTGTATCATACAATGGAGAGTTTGAAGACAAATCACCATCCATGATAGTGAATTGCCAGAAATAACAACCACCAGTTACTTGGAATAGAGAAGTTCTTCCTAAATCTTTGTCTGCTGGATCTGGAACATACAGAGGTTTAATTTGCGTTCTACGCAAATCCATACCAACAAGTGAAGTACCTCTGGGAATAATGGCACCACCTTCAATTGAGTTAAATTTATAAAGAACGTTCTCTGGATCAGATAAATCTAAACTAGTAGTGTCGGTCCACTCACCATTTGAATAATTGAATGCAGGAATATCAGCTGCACTTCCTTTTCCTGGTCTGTTATCAATATAGTGAGTACCAGGAGATAGCATGATAGAGAATTGATCAAATCTATCATTATCTCCACCTGGAACATAAGAAAAACGGGCAACTTCTAAGAATGCTCTCTGAATAGTCAAAAAAGGTCTTGTTGGTGACGTACCTCTATTGTCTAATGCATCACTAGCGTTAAAGTCGTCGGGGGAAACATAAAGATATTTACCAGTTTTGCTTGAAATTAGATTATCTAGTCTTGTTAATGGCATCTTCTCAGTTATCCGTAGATATGGTATTTCTTCTGAGTTATTTATAATAAAAAACCTCAGGGAGACCTGAGGTTTATCCGACTTCCTTCACACGGAGAGCCTAATGTCAGACTTGAACTGACGACCGCTCGCTTACAAGGCGAGTGCTCTACCACTGAGCTAATTAGGCAGGAGATTTATCGAGTCCTTTGTACACTTTTTT